ATTTGTAGAAACTATAAAATGGAAAGATGTAAACATGGATGCAGACAAGTATATGATGTCAGTATTCCCAACGTCATCACTTTCTACAACTCCAGCAGCTAGGTTGGCAGACGTACAGGATATGTTGCAAGCAGGTTTTATAGGTAAAGAACAAGCTATAAGCCTTTTAGACTTTCCTGATTTAGAGTCTGAAATGGACCTTTTAACTTCTGACAACAAAAACCTAGAAAAAGTTATAGAAACTATGGTTCACCAAGGTAAATATTTTCCACCTGAACCGTACCAAAACCTTGAAAATGCGTTAAGAAAGGTACAACAAGCCTATTTAATGTACCGTTTACGTGGTGCTCCTGAAGAAAGATTAGAGCTTTTAAGGCAATATATGGAAGATTGTCAAGCTTTATTAATGAAGGCTAAGGATGTAGAGGAAACACCAGAGGAAATGGCAGCAAAACTAGCTCAAATGGGGGCTGCCGGAGCTGCTGAAGAGGAAATGAAAATGGCGTCTGATCAACAAATGATAGACGAACAAATGGCTGAAGCTCCTCCAACAGAAGAAATAATAGACGAACAATCAGAAGAGATTGTAGAATAATAATAAAAATACAACTAGTAGATCATTAGATCGGGTTTTGCCCAATTAAGTAAGGAGAATTTATGTCAGAGAATCATGCGCACTTAAACGAAGTGGTTCAAAATGCAGACGCAGCACCAGAAGGAGAACAGTTAGACTCCAGTATAGAGTATGAAGATCAAGGTTATGCTGCCGAGAATTACGATGAACCTCAACAAGAAGAATCGAGTCAAGACCAGTTTGCTTCAAAATTTGCTGCACTAAGTAGGAAAGAAAAGGCACTAAGAGACAGAGAAGCCGAGTACGAGTCAAAATTTGAAGAAATGGAAAGACGCTTAGCGGAGTATGAAACTCAAAGTCAAGAACCTGAAGTAGATTGGGAACAGTTATTAAGACGAGACCCTCTTAGAGCTTTGGAAGAAGCTGGTTTAGGTTATGACAAATTAACAGAGCTAGCGTTAAATGATGGAAAACTGACCCCTGATATGCAAATGTCTGCAATGAGGGAAGAAATAGAGAGAGATTACAAAAGAAAGTTTGAGGATTTGGAAGAACGGTTAGTAGCAAAAGAAGAAGCCGAAGCTGAAGAGTACTATAACAGCGTCCAAGAAAACTTTCAACATGAGATAGGAAGTTTTATAAATGAGAATAATGAAACCTATGAATTAATAAATGCCAGTGAAGCTAACGAATTGGTTTATGATGTAATAGAAGAACATTACAACGAAACTGGCAGAATATTAGATTTAAAGGATGCTGCTGATGCAGTGGAAAGCTATTTAGAAGAAGAAGCTGGAAAGCTGATGAAGTTAAAAAAATTAAGTGGAAGGTTAGATTATAACCCTGAAGAGTTATTTGAGCCGGAATCACAAGTTACACTGTCCAATGACCATGCAGCGCAAGTGGTCCATGAAAATGCGCAACGAATGTTATCAACCGAAGAGAGTAAGGCTCGTGCAGCGAGAATGTTACAATGGGATTAATTAAAAACTAAGCTTAAACTTAAGGAGTTTTAAAATGGCTTTAAATATGACAACTTTTGCTGCGGCTCTTAAGCAGCATTATACAAATGAAAGAATTGAAAACATGGTATATAAGGATAATCCATTTCTTGCCATGGTTTCTAAATATGAACAATTCGGTGGTGAAAACCTGAAGCTTCCTATCAAGTATGGGATTCCTCAAGGTCGTTCAGCTACCTTTTCTGATGCTCAGGCAAACAAAACTAACTCTCAGTTAAAAGCATTTTTGCTTACTAGGGTTTCTGACTACTCTCTAGCTTCTATCGCTAACGAAACTATTGAAGCTTCTAAAGGTAATGCGAATGCATTCATGGAAGCTGCTACTTTCGAAATTGATGGTGCTATTGAATCTGCTACTCGGTCTTTAGCTATCGGTCTTTTTGGTGACGGTGGTGGTTCTATCGGTCAGATTGATACTACTGTTGCTGGTACTACTCTAACTCTTTTAGAAGCTCAAGACGTTACTAACTTTGAAGTTGGTATGCAAATTGACTTTTATACTGCTGCTACTGGTGGTACAAAAAGAGCTAACGGTCCTTTGACTATTAACTCTGTAAATAGAGATGCTGGTTCTATGGTAGTTAGTGCTAACCTTAACACTATTACTTCTCTTGCAGGCTCTGATTTTATCGTTCCTGAAGGGGATTATGATCTTAAGGTTAAAGGTCTTAAGGCTTGGCTTCCGTCTACTGCTCCTACTTCTGGGGATTCTTTTTTCTCAGTCGATAGAAGTGCTGACTCTACTCGTCTAGCTGGTATCCGTTTTTCTGGTTCTTCTCTTCCTCTTGAAGAAGCTCTTATTGGTGCTGCTGCTAGAGTAGCTAGAGAAGGTGGAAAGCCTGATGTATGTTTCGTTAACTATGCAAACTTTGCTGATCTTGAAAAAGCTCTTGGTTCTAAAGTATCTTACATTGATGAAAAGGTTAATCCTCAAATCGGTTTTAGAGGTATTTTAATTCACGGACCTAGAGGACCTATCAAGGTAATACCTGATCAAAACTGTCCTAACAATGTAGCCTTTATGCTTCAAATGGATGTTTGGAAACTTTACTCTCTTGGTAAGTCTCCTAAGATTCTTGATTCAGACGGTCTTAAGTTCCTTAGGGACTCAACGGCTGACTCTGTTGAAGTTAGAGTTGGTTACTATGCTCAATTAGGGTGTAGAGGTCCAGGGTATAACGTAAGGATTGCTCTATAATTTAAATAATGGGGAAGCCTTTCGGGGCTTCTCTTTTTTCGCAGCGTGGTCACATCCACTCTGACTAAAGGAGAAAAAAATGGCAAACAGAAGTTTTCAGAGGCTACAAGCCTTAGATAAAGAAATAAAAATAATACAAGGTCAATTTACTGTAGGTTCCACAGGAGCCCCTACTCTTGTTGAAAACAAAAGTGTTGGTATTAAAAGTGTAGCTCGATCGGCTGCTGGTGATTATGCTATAACTCTTGGTACACCAAGCGGAGCTTCGGATATCTACCCTCATTTTTACAATGCTTTTATCACTTGTCAAAAAGGTACTGCTTTTAGCTCTACTGAAGGTGGAGTTGGAGCAATGATAAAATCATCTACTGTAAACTCAGACGGAGTTTTGAATGTTTTTATTTTAGCTGCTGATGGAGCTGCTAAAGAAGTTCCAAGTGGTGCTACCGTTCACGTTACTTTAGTAGTCAAAAACTCTAACCAACCTGGTGTAGGCGTTAGCTAAGGAGTTTATCATGATTATGATGGGTCCTAAGAAAGATCGAGGAGCGATGGTCGTATCCATAATGGAAAAGTTTAAAAAACCTGGACATTATGAAAGTGGTAAAGAGTCTAATGAGAAATTCATGGAAAAAGGTGGACATGATTCTGCCTATGAACAGTATAAAGCTGAAGTAGATGCTATCTTTGACGCCTTTAAAGGTGATGACAAAGAAAAGTTTGCTAAAGCTTTAAAAGGTTTTGTTTCCAAATGTGTTTCTGGTATGGAAGAAAAAAAAGAAGATAAATACTAGGGGGGCTTCGGCTCTCCTTTTTTTGGGGGTTGTATGGCTAATGTAACTATCGCAACTCTTATGTCTAGGTCTAGGCAAAGAGCCGATATGGAAAATAACAACTTTGTCCAAGACGCAGAGTTGGTTAATTATATAAATGCAGGTATAGCAGAGTTACATGACATACTAATTCAAGAGTATGGGCAGGATTACTATGTCTCGTCAAAAGATTTTAACACAACAGCAGATAAGGATACTTATCCTATAAATGATTCTACTTCTACTGAAAATATAAATATTTCAGATTTTTATAAACTACGTGGAATGGATGCTAAAATAAATGGAAATGATTTTTTTACTCTATATCCATTTAACTTTAATGAAAGAAATTTATACCAGAATTGGGGTTCTTGGAGCCTTCTGGGTTTAACTAATATAAGATATAGAATGGTTGGAGGAAGTATAGTATTTACTCCTACTCCTGACACTGCTACTGCGGTTAAGGTGTGGTATATTCCTCAAGCTGCTCAATTTTCTAGTGGAACAGATACAGATACAAAATGGGATGATATAAACGGATATGCTGAATATGTAATCGTATTTGCAGCTATTCGAATGTTACAAAAAGAAGAAAGTGATGTTCAAGTGTTGTTAGCTCAACAAGGTGATTTAAGAAAAAGAATTACTGATGCTGCTGCTAATAGAGATGCTGACAATCCTTTGACCGTAAGTGATATTTATACGGCTAATAATAGATTTTGGTTTTCTCGGAGCACGAGTTGAAAAAGTTTAAAAAGGGGTATATACCTCCTGATTTTCCTTTTGCTAGAGAGTTTAACATTGCTCAAGAACATATAGAAGAAGTGATAAATCCTCTTACTGATTCTTTAATAGTTGATGGAAATTTAATAGAGGATATAACTTTAAATGCTAGTACGTTTACAAATGTTGAGCATAAATTAGGACGTAAGCCTAGAGGTTATCTTGTTGTTAGAAAATCTGCTGCTCAAACTGTGTTTGAAGAATCAGGAGATTACGATAACAGAAAACTGTTTTTACAACTAAAATCAAGTGGAGCAGTAACAGTAAACCTATGGATTTTTTAAGGAAATAAAAATGGCTGAAACAAGTACAACTACATTTATGAGCTTAACGCTTCCCACACCTGGGGAACGGCTCGGTCCTACATGGGCTAGTGATATAAACACTGCTTTAACTTCAATTGATGCTCACGATCATAGTTCAAGTAAGGGAGCACAAATTGGTATAGCTGGTATAACTATTGACGGTTCTTTCGACTTTGAAAAATCTACAACTACATACCCTGCTATTAACATGAAGTATTTAAATCTTAAGAAAGAAAATAATCCTTCTACAACATTTAGTCCTTCAACTGGTAACTTTTTAAACAGCTTAATCTCTGGTGGAACTACAGGTGATTTGTATTGGAACAATGCTAACAATCAACAAATACAAATTACGAGTGGAGCAAATGTAAATGTTACTGGGGTTACGGTTAACACTTTTGCTTTAAGTGCTACTGCTATTACTGGTTCGACTTTTACAATAACTGAATCTAATTTAAAATCAGTTTATAAGGCTAATTATGCAGGTGCTTTAGCTATTACTTTACCTACTATAGGATCTTCTAGTACTCAATCAAGTGATGGAAGAATTTATATCATAAAAGATATAAGCGGTGCAGCAGGAACAAACAACATAACAATACACAGGGCAAGTACAGACACAATAGATGGAGCTACTACTGCTGTAATTTCTTCTGACCATGGAAGTCTTACTCTTGTAGCTGATGAATCTAGTTCTAGATGGTTAATAGTATAGGAGTTTAACATGGCTCTACAAAAAAACAATGTTCCACTTTCGCTAAACCAAGGTGTTAACACTAAGGTAGACCCTAAACAACTTCCTTTGGGTCAATTTAGTAATTTGGAAAATGTTAACTTTGATAAAGAAGGTGAATTTAATAAAAGGTTTGGATATGATAGAGTAGCTAGCTCTGGCATTGGAGGAACTGCTTTACAAACTGTAACTGGTATTGCTAGTTTTAAAAAACAACCTCTTTGGATTTCTAAAGATCAAGTTTATTCCTACTCTCCTGCTAATGATTCCTGGGTTAGTGAAGGAAGTTATGATTCTGTTGTTCCTAAATCTAAACCTATAGTACAAAATGGATTTGAACAAGAATGTTTAAATTGTGTATATTTTAATAAGTATCAAGTTTTTGCTTACATAGAAAATAATGCTAACATTAAAGTTACTGTGTTAGACCCTGAAACAAATAGTTATGTTCTTTATAACTCTAGTGTTCCTGATGTTCCTTCTGGAACTACTTCACTATCTCGACTAAGATTAACAGATTTTAATGGTCAATTGTTTTTTGCCTATACAGAATTGTCTGGTACAACTTACACTCTTAACACTAAACAATTTGACTTAGAAGGTTATATCACAACAGGACTTGCTCTTACATCAAGAACTGGTACTGATTATATTCCTGGGGATGGGAAAGCTTATGGAGCTGCTCAAGCAGTTTCTACTTTAGAATCTACAACTGGTAATGCTCTATATGACTTAATAGGGGGTGATAATTTTTTAACCATATGTTACCATGATGATTCAACTAATGATTTAAGAGTTAAAACTATAAATGTTTCATTTTCTTTAAGTGGAGCTATTGACCCTTTTGGGTCTTCTGCTATTGCTGCTCAATATGCATTAGATATGCAAAAATTAGACGATGGAAAAATTGCTCTTACCACGGTAGATAGTAATGATGTTGTACAACTTAGTGTTATAACTTCTGGAGGTGCTCAAAACGTAGCTCCTATAACTGTAGAAGATGTAACTTCAGTAGCAAGTACAGCAATTACTAAAGCATATAATGTTACATGTATTACTCAAGACAAGGTTACTTATGAAGTTTTTTATCAATGTTATCAAACTGCTCCATGGACTTATAATATTTCAACTGGAACTGGAGCAGCAGGAGCTACTGCTGATGGCTACACTTGGAACTTACCACTTATTAGAAAAGCTACCGTCAATGCAAGCACTAGTACTGTTACAGTAGATGGAACTATAGCTAGAGGCGTAGGTTTAGCCTCAAAGGCTTATTATCAAGATATTAATAATTATATAAACGTAGTAAGAGAGTCTAGACTTCATGCTACTTACTATGTTATGAAATCTGATGGAAGTGTTCAGGCTAAAATTAATCAAGGAGTTGGTGGACCATTATTAGGAACTCCTAGAGTTAGAGCTAATGATTCTACTATGTTTTATAATCACAGTGGAACTAATACAACTGCTACATATACAATAGCAAGTCTTAGTCCTGTTCCTCAAATTAATAGCGAACAGTATTTATTTGTAAATAGTATTCAAGGAAAAATAGTAGGAGACTCTGATAATTTTTATAGTCTATACGGAGTAAACTCTAGTGTTATAGATTTTAGTAGTGAGATTACAAACCAAACTGCATCTTTGGGTGAGAACTTACATTTTGCAGGGGGACAGTTAAAAGCATATGATGGAAATGTTCTAGTTGAAGAAAACTTTAATTATCCTCCTGATAATTTAATTATTGCTGATGGAACTGGAACTTCTGGACCTTTTGACTCAACTAAAACTTATAATTATAGAGCAATCTATAGTTGGACTGATGCACAAGGTAACATTCATCGTTCAGGATTTAATGAAGGGGGTGATCATTCTCCTGCTGCTAATGTGGCTAATCTTACGGTAAAAATTCCAACACTTCCACTTACTCAAAAATCTGATGTTTACTTAGAACTATATAGAACTGCTGCTAGTGGAACTATTTATTATAAAACTAACTCAAATAATAGTACAACATCTGATCAAACTTTTGGACCAATTGTAAATACTTCTGGTTATGATTTGATTCAGTTTGTAGATAAAACTCAAGATACAGGTTCTACAGCAGGAGTATCCTATTTAGATTCTAATGAGCTTATCTACACTACAGGAGGAGTATTAGAAAACATAAGTCCTCCATCGTGTTCTATTGTAGGTAGTTTTAAAAACCGTTTATTTTTAGCAGGATTAGAAAACAAATTAGAAATAAGATACTCAAAGCTTTTACAAGAAAAAGTAGGGGTAGAATTTAATGATACTTTATTTATCCTTACATCCCAAGTCGGGGGAGACATTGTAGCCTTAAAAGGAATGGATGATAAACTCATAATTTTTAAAGAAAATGCAATCTTTTATATTGCAGGAGATGGACCTAATAATTTGGGTCAACAAGATACATTTACTGAACCTCAGCTAATATCTTCTGATGTTGGGTGTAGCGTTAAAAATAGTGTTGTAGGTACTCCTCAAGGTATATTTTTTAAATCTAGTAAAGGTATTTATTTACTTTCTAGATCTTTAGGTCTACAATATGTAGGTTCACCTATGGAGGATTTTAACCACTTTACTATAGTTAAAGCGGATTTAGTAGCAAAAAGTAACGAAGTACGGTTTTTAACTTCCGATGGACCATGCTTAGTTTACAATTATTTTAGAGGGTTTTGGACTACTTACACTAACCATAAAGGCTCAAGCTCTGTAGTTATTGGTGATCTTTATTACTATGTTCATAGTAGTGGGTCTGGAAATAGGTTATATAAACAAAATTACAGTGTTTACACTGATGACAATACTCCTATTCCAATGGTAATTGAAACTGGGTGGATGAACCCATTAGCTGCTCAAAGTGCTATTAGAGTCTATAGAATGTTACTACTAGGAGATTATTTTACTCCTCATAGACTAAAGATTAGTGTAGCATATGATTATGATGACACATATTCTGAAAGCTCTTTGATAGACGTAACAGATTATACGGAAGTTTATGAATATGGAGAGCCTGGACTTTCTATGACCTCTACTGGAGGAGCTAAGAAAGGTTTTTATGGAGACCCTGGTGGAACTACTGGAAGTTATACTACTGCTATAGCTTTTGGTGGAAAAAACGTATTACAATATCAGGTAAGAGTAGATTTTAAAAAACAAAAATGCGAGTCTATGAAACTAAAAATTGAAACAGTTCAACAAGCAGGTCAAAATGGTAGAGGGGTAAATCTCTCACAATTACTATTTGTAGCTGGCTCTAAAGGAACTGAATACAAAATTAAACAAGCTAGAATATTTAAAACTACTTAATAATATTGAGACAAGGAGTGAATATGTCTATGTATGCAGATTACATTAAAGAGACTAAAAACCATAAAATAGTAGAACATGAAGATGGATTTTATGAGTACTCTTTAAAACAAGAATGTTTATATTTAGAAAACGTCTATGTTAAACCTTCAGCTAGAGGGTTTAGAGTAGTTAAACGATATATTAGAGAGTTAGCAGAAGTAGCAACGCAATATGATCTACCTTCTATAACAGGGGTAGTAAATGTAGAGCATCATAATGTTAATCACATTTTAATGCTTTACTTAAAAAACAATGTTTCAATTATTGGAGCTGTAGACAACAATATTTATGTATCTATTGGCGTAGAGGACGCTTTAAAACTATAGGATTTTAACATGACACCAGAAGACAGGGCAAAAGCCGAAAAAGAACGTATGTTGATGGAACGACGAAGAATTCGAATGCAATTAGAAAAAGAAGCAGAGGCGACAGAAAAAGCTGATTGGAGAAAAGAGGCAAGTAGAGAACTCTTTGACCCTGAACAAAAAGCCTTGTTTGAAAGAAGAAAACAGTTAGCTGAAGATGTAGGTTCCGGTGCTGCTGCTCGAAGGGGTGCTGAAGCTGGTCTTAAAGCTCAAATGGCTGCTGCTGGTGCTGGTCGAGGCTCTGCTGCTTCTAGAATGAGAGGCATGGCTAGAGCACAAGAAGCTGGTGTTAGAGGCGCTGCTGCTCAAGGTGCTGGTGCTGCTCAACAACAATTTGGTATGTTAGGACAGGCTGGTCAAGGTAGATTCGGAATGATGAAATCTGATAAAGCAGGTAAGCTTGGATTTTTTCAAAAATCTAGAGGTTTAGATATAGCTGAAAAGGCTGCTAAACAACAAGCTGATGCTACAAGAGCTGCTAACTCTGGTGGTAAAGCTTCTGGTGGTCAAATATTTAAAGAATTTAAAAGAAAAAATGGAAAGATAGAAGGTCCAGGGACAGAGACTTCTGATGATATTAAGGCTATGTTATCTGATGGTGAGTTTGTAGTTAACGCTAAAACTGTAAGAGGTTTAGGTGAAGCTATGGGTGCTAAAGGAAAAGAAGATTCTCGTAAAAAAGGAGCTGGTTTTCTATACGATCTACAGACTAAATATGGAGACAAGAAACCTGTTAAAAAGATGTTAGGTGGGATGCAAATAGCTGAACTAGGAGCCCATGCAGCTAAGTCTGGATTATTAGGTAAAAAACTAAAAGGAGCTGGGTCTATAGCTTCATCAGCAATTGATGTTAAAAAAGGTATGGATAAGAAAAAAAGTGACCTAGATACTAAAGAGGCAGATGTTCAACAAAAAGCACATAAAAGAGAAACAGAGCATCATACAGAATATGCCAAAGGTGGAAAAGTTGAAATAACTCCAAAAGCAAAACAGATCCCTAAAGAATTAGAAAAAGCTTCAAAAATGCACAAAAGCCAAGCTGAACGTCTGAAAAAGATGGGTTTTAAAGATGGTGGACATATTAACCTCGGAAAAGGTGTAAAAGCTAAGAAAAAGTTTCGTGAAGCCATAGGCTATGAAGCAGATAAAATATTTGACAAAAAGGCAGAAAAAGACTATAAAGAAGGTGATACTGGTTATAAGAACTACAAAGGAGAAAAATCAGTAACTCCTGTAAAAATGGGATTAGGTGGTTTTTTAGGTAAGGTAGCAAGAGTTGGACTTAAAGCAGGCATGGGTTTTGTTCAAGGAGGTCCAGCAGGAGCAGCAGTAGGAGCTGGTAAAGGTGTTATGGATGAAGTACAGGGGGATAAACAAAAATCTCAAGAAAAAAAACAAATTGAAGCTCAAGCAGCCTCAGATGAAGCAGCTAAAAAAGCTGAAGCTGGTAAATCTCTAGCTTCTAGTGAAGTCCAATTAAAAGAAGGAGGAGCTGTTAAAAAAGATCATCCTCACTATAAGTATTTAAAGGACTTAGACAAGTTTATGGCTCGTCAATTTCCAAAAGGTAAAAAGGTTGACCTTGATCCTGGTCGGAAGGCTGATAAGGCTATAAGGGCTAAGAAAGGTTCTATTAAGCCTATGAAGTTTCAAACAGGTGATCTTGTTGAAAAGGAAATAAAATCTCCAGAGGGAAAGCTTGCATTACAGATTCAAAAATTTACTAAAGAACAACAGGGTGCGTATAAAGCATTTCTTAAAAAAGGAATGCCTGATTCTATAAAAAAATTAGGATTAGCAGATTCAGAAGCAAGAAAAGTATGGCAAAAAATGGCTTTAAAAAAGGCTCAATCTCTTAAACATACAGGTGGGGATGCTAGTCATGCTGAAGACATTGGAGAAACAGATAGATTAAAAAAAGAAGAAAGACTTCGTAAAAGAAAAGCAGGACATAGAAGGTTTGTTAAAAAAATAGAGGATAAAGAAAAAGCATTAATAAAAGATACAGGAGATGCTGGTAGGGCTGAACAGATAGGTAAGAAAAGAATAGAAAAAAGAAAACTGGCAGCAAAAATGGCTGATGCTCACCTTGGAGATGCTAAAGGTTTAGAAGGTAGGAGACATGCTTTAGCTGCTCAAAAAAAATATTATGACAGACAAGATAAAATAAAAGAAGCATTGGAGATATCTAAAAAAAGAACTGATGCAATAAAAAAAGGTGAATATGATAAAAAGGTTGCTAAATCTAAAGCTATAGGATTGTCTAGATCAGCTAAACGTAAAAGGGAAGATGATCTTAAGAAAAAAGCAATGGAAGAGTCTAAAAAAATATCTAGAGATGCTTTAATTATGAAAGAAGAAAGTAGGCGTCGAAAAGCGGCTCAAGATGAAGCTGCTGCTGATAAATTAGTAGAAAAAGGACGTAGAGAAACCAAGTCCATAATGGCTGAACCAAAAGAAGTTAAGAAAGATAAAGGCTTTTTTGGTGACATGTCAGATAGCGACAAAGCCGGACTAGTTATGGGAGTCGGCAAAGGATTGTTAAGTGCGAGACAACAATATCTTAAAGAAAAGCAAAGAAGAAGAGAAAACATCGCAGCAGGTGAAAGGGCTGCGGCTGCTACAAGGGCTGCTTCTGGTCGTCAACTTATTGCTGCACCAGTCAGTTTACGGAAAGGTGGACGAGTTTCGTTTAAAGACGTTCTCAAAGCAAAGAAAAAGATGGGGTACTAAAATGATAGAATTTACAGGTACGTTAAAAGAAGATAAAGTTCAAGGGTTAGATAAAGACTTTCTAGAAAAGATTAAGTTAGTCTTTGGATCTAGTGGGGTAAAAGGAAAGGTAAATGTATCTAGTGGTAAACGCTATATGGAAGAACATTTTAATAATCCACAACTTTTTGATAGACATTGGAGTAAAAATAACTTTGGGAAAAGAAGTGTAAGAGGTAGGTTTACTCCTCTTGCAGAATTAGCTCGAGAAGCTAACGACCCTAAAATAACAAAACTAATGAAACAGCTAGTGTTAAGAACAGAAGCCGATGTTGAAGGTACGGACTGGGGAAAATGGAACTTAAGAAGCCCAGGAGGTGCGCCTGGTCAAAAGATAGAAGGTTTTGATCATCCTAAAGTAAAGTATGGTAGTGGTAAATGGACTCCAGGCATAAACAAAATAAATAAACTAATAGATAACAATGATAATCTAAGTAACGAAGCTAAAACTAGTCTTAAAAAAGAAATAAAACGTAGTATTGGAATAGTGAGAAAAACTTATGGGGGAGTGCAAAGTGATCATCATAAAGGAGTAAAAGCTGATTTTCAATATAAATACCTAAACCCTGAAACTATAGCTACTATGAAAGCATTAGGTATTAAAATGACCCATGAAACAGGTAAAAAGCTAGTTGATGCAAATTTTAAACCTTTGCAAAATATGACTCTCAATCAATTAAAAGAAAAACTAGCATCTAGAACTTTTAAAAATAAAGTAGCTGCTCATAAAAGCGGATTAAATAGAAACGCAGAGTGGTATAGGATGCTCGGAACAGGAGATAACAGACCAGCTCCTCAAGAAAGACAACAAAGAAATAGAATGGTTTCTATAGCTAAAGAAAGAATAAAAGATTTAGTTAAGCCTAGAGGTCATGTTTATACAAAAGAAGAAAAAGAAGAAAAAGCTAAAGCATATCAAGATTTATTAGATGCAGGAGGAACATCTAGGTTTGCCTCATATTGGACAAAGTTTTTACCTAAAGATGTTCCTGGTCCAGAAGAGGTGGGAATAAGAGAAACTGAATCTATTATGAAAGAACCACTACCTCCTAGTGTGGAAGAAGTAGGAATAAGAGAAACTGAGTCCATAATGGCTAAACCAGATGAACAAGCTCTAAGACATTTTGATAGAGAAGAAAGTGGTGATCAAAAAATACAGCCTCCTAGAGGTTATCCTGATGAAGAAGGTGTTAAATTAGCCTTAGAGGGAAGTGCTATTCCTTTAAAGAATGAGGATATTGAACTTAAGGAACAACTTAAATTAGAAGAACAAGTTCCAGAGAAAGAACCTACTCAACCTATAATGGACATAGATGTAGTTGATGATTATAAAATGAGACAAGCTAAAGGATTTCAAGAAGGTGGAAGTGTTCTTAAAGAACCTGAGTTAAGTGAAGATGAAGAAATAGCAGCTAGACAGACAGGTGATACAGACATAATTAGTGAAGCTGTAGAAGATAAGGTGGAAGGGACTCAACCTCCAAAAGATTCATGGCTAATAGAAAAAGAAAGAGGAGTAGTGCAGGAAGAACCTGGAGATACTACTAAGATGAGTATTCCAGAAGTTCAAGAAAAATTAAAAGAAACTTTAGAAGTTTCCTCTGAACCTGGATCGGATACTGTTAAACTTACTACTCGTCCAGATCAAGTTAAGAAAAGAAAAGTATTAAAAGAAGCATTAACAGAGAAAAAAGCATTAGTAGAAGCTGGTCCACCTGATGAAGTTGGAATACGTGAAGCTCAAAAATTAGGAATAACAGACCCTAGCCAACAAGTTATAGCCAAACAAGTTAAAGACGAACAAATAACAGAAAAAGCTGCTCAACCACCAGTAGATGCTGAACCTAAAGCTTTAGATCTTCAATCTTTTATTCGACAATCAATGCAGAGGGATGAAGATGCTCGTAAAATAATGAACGAACAACTAGCTGCGGCTGCTGATGTTGAAAACAGAATACAAAAAGTAGAACCTTTTAGGTTTTGGAATAATATGAGTACTCCTGCTAAGATCGTGGCAGGTATTGGAATGTTAGTAGGAACTTATGCAGCTAAGGATTCTCCTGCTGGATTACAAGCTGTAATGAATGTTATAGATGGAGCTGTTAATGCAGATATTCAAGCTCAAAAATTAACTCAACAACAACAACTAGTAGTAGCTAAAGAGGCTACACGTAGGGCTAAAGCAGCAGTAGATAGATATAAGGCAACAGCTACAAGTCCTCAAACTAGAGCTAAGTTAATGGAACTTGCTCAAGCTCTAGAAGTTAAAAGAGTAGGAATAGCTAAAAAACAACAGCTTCAACATTTAAGAGGCTATGTTATGAATCAAGCAAGGGACGGTAAATTACACCTTGTACCTCCTTCTCTTATGAGAATGGTTTATCCTAAAGAGGATATGAAAAGAATAGATACAATGCGCACAGACTACGAAAAAGAACGTAAAGAAAGAAAGATACAACCTGTGCTCAGTGCATATCGTAGAATGCACAATCTTATATCTAGAGATGAAGAAATAAGTGGTATGGACGATATCGCAATTGTATTTTCTTTTATGAAACTGTTAGACCCTGGCTCTGTTGTTAGAGAGAGTGAATTTGAAACTGCTGCCAATGCAGGTCCTAGGGCTAAATATTTTGCAAGACAGTGGAACCGTTTTATTACAGGGGGAAGGTTTACTCAGGCTGATAGAAGAGGTTTTTTAAAGTCAGCTTTAACACTTGTAAAACCTGCATTAGATGAAGAAAAACAATTACAAAAAAAATATATTTCTATGTCTAGACGTTATGGGTATCCGGCAGCTTTTATTATTCCTCCATCAACTAGGTATTTTGATTTACCTGGGACTATGGATGAAGCTGCTATTCGAAAGATAATGAAAGAAAGAGGAAAAACTTATGAAGAAGCTTATGACATTCATAATCAAGTAGCTAAAAGACAAGCAGCAAAACCTAGAGTATCTAGAGCCACAAAACATAGACAAAAAATGGGATTTTAGATACTAAGGAGATATTATGGTTGATGAGACTAGTTACGAAAGCCCTTTAAAAGATATAGAAGATGCTGAAAGAGCGTCTATGGATATGTCCGATGTTGGAGACGGTTTAGCTACACAATCAGAGTTAGATGAAGCTTTTGGTCCAGATTATAATGCTGAACTCGAAAAAGAAATAAAACTTAGAGAAGAGTTTGGAGATAACACTGCTGCACTTAGAAACTTTGCAGAAAGAACTATGTCGTCTGCATCTTTAGGTTTAAGTGATAAAGCTCTTATAGCTATGGGAGTTCCAAAAGAGGACTTGTTAAACCGTAAAAGGCTAAACCCTAAAACTACTATCGGTGGAAACGTGCTAGGCGTAGCAGGTCCATTGTTACTTTCAGGTGGTTCAAGTGCCTTAGCTCAGGGTGCTAGAATTGGTGGAGCAGGTGTTGTTGCTTCTGCTAGAGCAGGTTTAGCTTTAGAAAATCTTACAGCTAAAGGACTTCAAAAGATCTTAGGAGATAAGCTTAAGAAAAAAGCAGTAGTAAGCGTATTATCTAAAGGGGTGTCAAAAGGAGCAGGCTCCGCCTTAGAAGCATCTTTATATACAACAGGACAACTTATATCTGAAGATGCCCTTGGAGAAAAAGAATTTAATGCAGAAAACTTTCTAGCTTCAGCAAAAGAAGGTGCTTTGTGGGGTGGTATTACAGGTGCAGGATTTGGTATGGCTCCTTCCCTAATTAGAGGTGGAGTTGATATTGTCGTTCCTAGAATAAAGAACAATAGAATCGTCGGATTTATGAGTAAAAAAGTAGATGATTTTAAAGAAGGCTACTTTAACAATAACCGTAATGCTGCAAAAATGTCAGGCTTAAATGATGTTCAAATTGACGATCTAGCTAATAGTAAACCTGAGATATTTGAAAACATAAGTCCTTTTATAAAGAAAACTGCTAAAGAAGAGGGGCTTGGAATCTTAAGCAGTAAGCTTACATTAAAAAGAGCTGTTGAATCTTCAAAAAACAAATCACTAAAAAACATTGGAAAAACTTTAAATGCTATAGATAAGGTAGATGATGGTTCAATGATAATGCCTACTAGAAGTAGTGTAGCATTAAGACAAGAACAAATGTTAGATGATCTACTTAAAAACCAAGTAGATGAATTTGGTGAACCTTTAATTGGTAGACAGAAAGATTATGAATTAATAGACAAATATCAAAAAGAAATATCTAAACGGTTTGGTGACGAAACAGCTTATACAGCTAGAGGTATTTATTCTGATAAAGTAAAATATGACAACAAGATTAATTTTGATAAAGGTCAGTGGACATTAAAAGACGAAATTGAAAAACGAATGGGTGATGCTGTTAGAGAAGAAGTTTATGAAATGGCAGCAAATAGTGGAGAACTAGGAAAGCGTTTAAGACAAGAAATGTTAGATTATTCTACAGCAGCTACAGCTCTTAAAGGATTAAAAAAACAAGCAGTTAAAAAGGACTGGGGATTTTTTAGAGATTTATTTTGGGGTGGTCTTGGTGGTTCAGTTATAGACATGGCAGGACTCGGTATGACTGGTGCAGCTATAAAAGCTTTTGCTAAATCAGATTTATATAATAGATTCAGAGTATTGTCTGGAATAGAAAGTGCTAATCTTTCAGTAAACAAAGAAATAGTAAAGTCTGCTAAAGGGTTTTTTGGTAAAACAGGTTGGAAAACAGCAGTTACACCATTGTCTAATAGAGTAGTATTAAACTCTCCTTTGGCTCAAAAAGATGATCAAAAACCTAAAAATATAGAACAGGCTATGAACAATATATCTAGTAAAATAGATGAGATAAAAGCTGACCCATCTAATCTAGAAAAACTTACAGGGAACGAAGCTTTAAGAGTAGCTGCTCCTACTACCTACGGTCAAATGAAAACGGTAGCTGGTAGAGCTTTAGCATTTTTAGACTCTAAACTTCCTAGATTAATGAATGTTAATCCTTTGCTAAGAAAAAAGTATGTTCCGGCTACACAAGAAATCTATAAGTTTAAGAAATACTTACAAGCCATACAGGACCCTATGGCAGTCTTAAAAGACTTTAGTAAGGGTAATATAAGTCGTGAAAGTGTAGAAGCTATACGATTTGTTTATCCTGATATCTACGCTCGTCTTAGGATAGAAGTAATGAAAGATATTCACGCTAATCCAGAGGCAGTAGACTATAAACAAAGGTTATTGTTAGGGATACTAATGGATGCTCCAACTGATTTGGCTCTTATGCCTGACAGTATTAGATCATTACAACAATTTTATTCAGAAGCAGCAGTATCAAAAGCAGGAGGTAAAATATCTGCTAATGCTGCTAAGGGTATTGACAAAGCTAACTCTGCTGCAACGCAATTAGAAAAGCTGCAAAACCCTGATAGATTTTAATAATAAGAATACAATAGGTAGAAACTAAGGGCTATAACCCTGCACTCATAAGGAGTTTTCTGTGGGCAGAAAGAATATAATTTATACTTATAAAATGCTCGATGCTAAAGACCTAGATACTAGTGTTAACAGTACAGCAACAATTACTACAACCGTAGATCATATGTCAATAAATATCACTTGGTCAGGCTCAGCTAGTACAAAAACTGGTGCTCTTGTGATTCAAGGTACAAACAAAGACCCTGATGCTAATGATTTTGTAGCAGCAGATTACTTTGACTTAGAACTTTCTGGAGGCGATATAAATCTTACAAACGCTTCAGGAGAACATGTAATAATATTTGATAAAATACCATTCAGAGCCATAAGACTTGTTTATACTAATTCTAATCATTCAGCAGGTACATTTAGTGCTATA